GAGTACTTCTCGAGCGATTTGCGCATGGGTGATCAAGGACCTGAGTTCTACCCTAAGCGCTGGACCAAACACATTGAGCACATCAAGACTATCCGAAAGGAACATCTTGCTGATGCTCTTGTGTCACACATGGAGAACTATCGCCATCATGTTGGCAAGTTCAATCTGCTCGTAAAGATGTACCTGTCATTGGAAGAGAAGTATCCAGCAGAGTTTCCGAAGTCGAAGCTAGTTTCTCGTGATTTGCTGCTTGCTCGGCAGTATGGTTACGAACATGCTTTGATTTGTTAGAGACTTGTAGCGACCTGAGCAAGTCGTTAAACTGCTCCCCCGTTCCACAGCGGGGATTGGGTGGTGGTTGGCGAAAATAAAATCGAAAACATGAATCAAGTACAACCAACAACAATGAACTACCTGGGTAAGGAAGGCGAGGATCCGTCCACTCCTTTCTGGACCTCAGGCAAGTATGTGGGACCGTACTGGAGCAATGGAAAGCTCCAGGAATCCGTCGAGTTCGGTGATGAAACCCCATCACACGAGCTTGATGCATTGGCACGTTTGCATGATACTGCATACGCCCGTTATAAAGATGAGAAACACAGAGCCGCAGCTGATTTGTTATTTGCTGAGCAAGCCGAGAAGCTAAAGAGTAAGTATGGCCCCAGGTGGGCCGATGATCCGAAAATAGCGAGTAGACTCGTTCAGTATGGCAATCATGCTGTGCGGGCAGCCACCAGGGTTGGTGGTAATGTCTCCACGGGCTTCAAATTGGGAGGACCAATTGGGGCCCTAGGTGGTCTGTTGTATTCTGGCGTGCAGAACATTGTTCAATCACATCAAATGTTGAAAGGAACTTATTTGAGCAAAGAGAAAGACGACATCCGTAGGTTGTTTGCGTCCGACCCGAAGACGATTCCGAAACTGGGTAACGGTAAAGTGAGCGCACCCTCAGGCGACTCTAAGATGGAGCCTGGACCTCAAAGCGACCCGCTGGAGCCCCCGCGTGCGAACCGTGGGAGTGTGGCCCGGGCAGGACCGGCTGTTGTTCCTAATGCGCCCAGTAACCTTATCACAGATGATGTTATTCAACGGCAAGCTGCCAGATTCCGAGCAGCTCGGATGAAGAAAACTAATAAAAACAAAATCCATGTGCAACCGAAGGGTGTCAGCAATATGCTGGCTACCAGACCTGCAGATACATTTAGCACCTGCGTCCCCGAAACTTATAAAAAGAAACGAAGAAAATCATGGACTGCTAAGGTTTTGAAACGCCTTAACAGGGTCGCACCCAACTGAAAGCGTAATCAGGTAAGTGCTATAGTTGCATGTCAGTACGGCCTTTATGGTTGGTAGGCTGGCGTAAAAGAAAAGAAAACAAAATAAATATAAGAAAATGGTTAAACAAAACAAACAGAGAAAACGAATTCGACGAAACCGAGGTCTCGCGAGTCCGGCTTCTTTTGGTCCAATTTCGAGCATTAATACAGCGCCTGTCAGCGTTGGAAATTCAGTGCGTGGATCTCGGCCGAAAGTTAGCCAAACTACGGACGGAGCTCGTGTTGTTGGCCGCGATTTTGCCTTTGCTCTATCTGGTACTGCTTCGACAGTTACTGGGTGGGAGCTGATTGGCGGAATGCCGCTCACACCGTGCTGTCTGCCTAGTTCAATACTGCGAAACTACTGTCAGATGTTTCAGAAGTTTAAGGTTAATCGAGTTGTAGCTCATTACATCACAAGCTCGCCTACTTCACAGGCTGGAGACGTGGTGTTTTACTACGAGCGTGATGCTCTCGCCCCGATGTGCGATTACTCGAATAGCTCATTTCTTCCGTACGTCTTGTCAGACCCTCATACAGTCATTGGTCCACAGTGGACTAACCATTCGATTGCGTTGAAACCGACGCCGGATTGGAAAACCACGTTGTATGGAAATCAAAATGACTTGAATGAAGATAAGGCCGGTACGTTGTTCTTTTTCTCGAAGACGAACGCAGCGAATTCGCCTGGTTACTTGTTGATTGATTATGATATCAGCTTCAAAGAACTTTCAGTGAATCCGCGTGCTGGCACTCTGCCCATTGCTAGAGCTCAATCGAGCTTTGTTGCTTTGGACCCTGGTTCCTCTACCACGACGGGCAATGCGATCACTTGGA